AAATTTGGAATACCGCCAAGAGTAGCCAATATCTCTGACAAAACAACGGCATTATCAGGAAAAGACACAGCAGAGCAACATAGCGCATTTTGGAAATATACTTTAATTCCCATTCTCCGGCAATTTGAAAAAATAGTTGAAACAAAGTTTTTTATAAAATTTAATTTAAAAGAAAAAGGTATTTTTGATTTATCCGATATACCAGAACTGCAAGAAAGTGAGGACGCACAAAGTAAAAGAGATATTGCCGAAATAAACGCAGGGCTTAAAACCATTAACGATGTTTTGCGGGAACGTGGAAAAGAACCTAAACCGTGGGGCGATGTTTGGTACAGACCGCAGAATTTAATCCCTATCTCCGAAAAAAAGGAGATGAAAAGGGAATAATTATGACTGGCGGTACTTTACTTGTTAGCAGAAATATTAAACTCCATGCCACACATAAAAAGAGATTAGAAAGTTTAGGCTTTAATAATGTTAGTGTAACTAATGCGGAAAAAGACGGACTAAATTATAAAATTAACGAACTAAAACCAAGACTATTGATTATAGGAAGCGGGTTTTATAAATGCGCTACACCCTACATGATGTCGCTATTACATAATCGGTATAAAAAATTAAACATAGCGGCTGTATCTATNTATGANTATCCNGCTGATTTAGGAATGAANTTTATTATTAACGGCATNAACTCTTATGTAAATTATTCTGACGGCTCTGATTTATTTTATAAAGGGCTTGAATATCTGCGTAATGGGGAAAAATATGTTTCCCCTTCCGTACAGGAGAGAATAGAAATGAGAGATGAATTACCTTCTCCGTCTTATGAATTAACTGAACGGCAAATAGAAGTATTGAGGCTTTTGGGTAATGGTTTTACCTCACTTGAAATATGTGATGTACTTTATTTTTCNAGAAGTACATTAGANTTTCATAAAAAAGAATTATTTAACAATTTATGCGTAAGAAACGAAAACGAACTAATAAGAGTAGCCCTNTACCTGGGCATTATCAAAATAGATGAATTAGATTTTTACGGACAGGATTATACATTAGCGCCTAAACCAAAAACTAACAAAAAAGGCAATAAGTCAATAAAGAAAGATACAGGGGGAAACTATGTTAATTAGAACGAAAAGCGGCGAATTTCAAGCGGTTAATTCTAATATATTGCTTGAGTTTCTTGGTGTTAAAAAGACAGAGGCGGGGATTATAAATGTTTCCGCTGATTTGGAATTGATTGCGTCTGTACCATTTTGCCTGACGGCTGACAGCGTGGAAGAAAAGGGGTATCCGTGGACGCTTTCTACTTATGACCTTGACCGTTTTAAGGAGCGCATAGACCCTCAAGGTTGGGATTTCAAAAGTTATATTGATAATCCGATTGTCGAATGGGCGCACAGGTACGACATTCCCGCCATTGGCAAAATTGAGGGGCTATCTGTTGATGATAAGGGGCTTCATGGAACTGTTATTTTTAACAGCAAGGATTATGACGCTTTCGGCTGGTCAATCGGTCAGCGTGTTAAAGCTGGCGTTATTCGTGCGGGGTCGGTCGGGTTCAGGGTTATCGAGATAGAGATACCAGACAAAAAAACAGCCCAGGACGGAACATCGCTTATTTTCAGGAAACAAGAATTACTTGAGTTTTCAATTTGCAATGTTCCGGCAAATCCGTGGGCTTTAGTAAAGCAACGCATTAGCAAAAACAATGAGCGATGAACAAAAAGATATTGACAATGAAGGCGGGAATAACGCCGTCCCCTTTTGGGGTGGCTTAATAAATTTTTAGAGAGGTAATATTATGGACGAAATTTTGAGGGCTATAAAATCAAAAATAGCCGAAATGAAAAAAGTCGAAAGTGTCGGGTTCTCTGACCCTGTGAAGGCGGCGGAGTATTTGAAAGACAAAGAAATTCTCCTTGAGGAAATGTCAAAAGCCCTTGAGAATGTTACGACTAACCAGACAACGCAAATTGAGGGTTTGGAAAAGACAATCAAGGAACTGCGGAAAGAAATAAAAACGCAAGCGGCTTACCCCAAAGAACTGACGCAAAAAGAATTTTACTACAAATTAGGCAGGGGAATTGCCGCTACCTACCGTGGCAATAATTCTGTTTTAGCGGAATTGGGATTTACGCCAAACTTCGGGACGGATACATGGACTAGCCCTCAAGCCGTTAATTGGGTAATGGGTAAAGGTTGGGTAGAAAAGGCGGCTTCCGACCCTATGGGGGATATGTCTACCTCTGACCAATACCTTATNCACCCTTCTTTTGAGACTGAACTTGTCGCAATCGCCGAAAAGAAAAGCGTGATGATGTCGCTGGTGGAAAGTACGCCTATGTATACGGCTTCAACCTCTATTCCTGTTGAGGAACAAGTAGACGTTAATTTGGAATGGCTTCATGCNTACGGCGATGAAATACCTGAANTNGAAAAGCCGAAAGTCGANCTTGTCAAACTGGAAGCCCTTACCTGCGCCGGATATGTAAGCTACTATGACGAATTTGAGGAAGATAGCTANATNGACCTGGGGAAATTGTTTGTAAAGAAATTTACAGGCTCTTATGCCCGTGAATTTGACAAACAAAGTCTTATTGCAGATAACGCTCCTTTTACCGGGGCATTGGCTACCAACAGGGCGGTAAATGTGGCTATCAAGGGGAGTACCATTGACGATTTGACTTGGGAAGATTTTCGGGACGCCGTTCTGAAAGTGCCAGCCGAAGAAAGGCAGGATTGCTGTTGGTTTCTCCATGAGACAGTCCTCAACCATGTGATGAACCTTAAAGACGCCAACGGAAATCCTATTGTTCGCCGTCCAATGGAAAAAATGCCTGGTGTCATTGACTTGTACCCTTACCATGAGTGTCATGTTATGCCGCAATTCGGCGAGATTGAAGATGATACTCCCTTTGCGGTTTTTATGAACCCTCAACGGATAAACCACAGAAACCGAAAGGGAATTGAAATCCGGCGTTTTGACGGCACAAAGGACAGCTTGAAATTCGGGATTAAGGCTCTGCGCTTCCGCAAGCGGGACGCCTTCGGGCTGGTAATTCCGAAAAATCACATGGTCATTATGAAAACAAAATAACAATTAACAAATAACAGGTAACAAAAGAAGATGAAATTTTCCTAACTTTGTTAATTGTTACCTGTTATTTGTAATCGGGGGGTAATTATGATTGATTTACCAGTTGGGAAAGCGATTATTGCAGTTCCGAGAGAATTTGAATGCAATGAAGAATGCAAGAACGAGGATTTTCATTGCCTTAATGATTGCTGTAAAGGCTGTGATATGAAAGATAAAGTTTTAGAGGGATTATTCGACATTGATACTTGTGGCTCTCTTTGCTGTGTTCCAGGAAACAGAAAAGACGGCAAAAATATCATCTATAAGTTAGTCGATTATCCTCATTCCTAATCCCTAATAAAAATATCAGGGAATAGAGATTGTTTTTTGAAAAATACAATGGCATAGGCTGATGTCTTGACGTTGTCAGGGAAGGGTTACTAATTTTGATTTTGCTGTCCGGCGGTCCTCTTGTACCGTCGGACGGCGTTTTCTTTATAAATAAATATCAATAGCATTTTCAGTCAGTCTGCCGTCATTACATTCCGGCGGCGGTAAATTGTCGATACGCTCAATTTCTTCTCGGAATATTCGGGCATCATCGCCTTGTAAATAAATACTTGTTTTGTAGTCATTACTGAATAATAAATAATGCCCTGTCCCTACCTCATAGCAAAAACTGAATTTCTGTCCTTGATAAACAGGTATAAACATTTTGCTTGCTCCTTCAATGAAAAATTACCCCCCACAGGCGGGGGGCGTTTTATGTTAGTTTGTAAAGTATTGCTCTATAAGACGTTTGGCGGCATTGATACCGTTTAGCGTTCTTTGCCTTTGCCATGCTCTTTCCTTTGGAGACCATTTGAAGCCGTGGGATTTGAGCAAATTCCTTGTTTCCAGTACGGGAATATCATCAAAAATTAACTGTACCCTGTTTATTTCAAGGTTTATTACCATTTCACCGCCATTGAATTTGATATTTTCAACGGTCATATTATCAAGTTTTTTAAGCGTCTCAATTTTTTCTTTTACCCTGCGGATTTCTGCGCTGTTAT